TATGTCTAATCTAAACGTGCCTAACTTCCAGTCTTGATTAGTGCTTGTGTTTTCTACTTTAAGTGCAATTGCTCTAGCTCTTGCCCTAGTATCTACCTTATCTGTTGATGAGGTAACTGTAAAGGGTCCTAATGACGAACTAGCCGCTGCATTGTTAGAATAGTTACGTAAATTCAACGTAACTCTAGTATCTCCTGTTTGTGATATAAAATCAGGTATAAATCTTCTAATCTTCATAATAAACTCACCATCTCCTCTAAGGGTTACACCTTGTCTTTGATCTTGTGTAATATCAAAATCACCTGATGTTATAGTTCCTGTTATAGCAGTTACTGTACCACCTTTAACTTGGTCTGTTCCTGTTTCATGTTGATAGTACGTTGATACACCATCTGTGTTTCCTTGAACATATGTTGCTGAACTAGAACCTTCAACACCATCAGCGTCGTATTCTAATGCATGAGGACTACCAAATACTGCAGAATCTGCCCAAGCCGTTCTAGCTAAACTACCAACAGCCCATACCGGTCTTTGTGGTGTTGAGTCAAAGTAATTATAAGATACCATTCTATTTACCACAGATGAACTTGATGTTGGATAGAACCACATAATTTCACCAAACAAATTATTAAGTCCTGCAGATATCATCTGATTACCAGAATCTAAATTAATATCATCATAAACATAATCTTCTACTAAACACGGTAATGATTGAAGTGCTCCAGAATATTTAAAGAAACCATTTTCAGATAACCAGTATGCTGCACCGTCTACTTCAACAACTGCATTTTTACCAGCTAATCCACAGTTTGTTCCTGCTTGTACGAAAGCAAATGTAAAAGGTTGACCAACAAAACGCATTAAGAATAATGCTGTGTCTGTGTATACATAGATTGCATCTCTACCTCTAATCGCTCCCATGATCCGTGATCCGTCGGCCAGTCTCTGTGTACCAGCGTCATTGGTTGCTGTAGGTGTATAAGTGTTTATATCCTCAACAGAAGAGAACCTAATAAACATATCATCTTGTGTAGACTTTGTACCAATCGTTGTTTCTGTACCAAAGAATACTAAGTGTCTGTCCGGTGTAGATACCAACATGTGTCTTGATGCTGTTGGTGCACCAGATATAATTGTAGCTCTTGTAGATGTTGCATCGGTTGCTGCAGAATTCCATTCAAAACATTCACCGTCTGTAATTAAACAAATAGCTTTGTCACCAAAGTTATCTAGTGACCACATACCAGGATCAACAATCAAGTCACCTGATGCTGCTTCACCCCATGCTACATAACTAGAAGAACTTGTAACAGTTGCTCCACCTGAGTGTGATGCTGCTGTAGTATTTCTTACTCCTCTTGTTACTCCAGATAAAACATTAGATGTAATTCCTGTGTAAGATATTTCCTCTGTTCCTATCTGTATGTAGTTAGTTCCTGATGATGGAAACTGTGATGCGTCTGTTAATGTAATACTTGTTGCACTATCTGTAATACCTGAAGCTAGAGTTGTAGTAAATGCTCCTACTTCTTGTCCACCCCAAGTTCCAAGAGACCAACCAAAACCCTGTGACTGCACATCGGGTCCTATGTGATAATAATGTCTAACTCTAATACCACCAGACTCTGTTGCACCCGATCCAGATTCATTTGATGGCATGGTGATAGTAAGCGTGTTTGATGATGGCACTGTTGTAACCATAAATCTTATGTCATCGAAGTTTGCTGCTGCGTAATTTGAATTTGTAATAGCTGTAAAATTATCTAATAGAATAATGTCTCCTGCTTCAATACCGTGATCAGTAGAAAAATTTATAGTAACAACAGCTGATCCATTAGTTGTGCTAAATGCGTTTGTAAGTGTAGTTGTAGATTTAATAGGATGGATGTCGTAAAACACACCACCTGAGTATGCATATAAAATTCTGTTCGTCCCTATGATAGAATACTTTTGACCAGAACTATTTGTAAATTGATGTAAACCTCTGGCAGCTCCAGTTACATTGTCAGCTCCTAGCTGTTTCCAACCACCTATTTTTTCAGGTGTGCCGTATCTAAACCTGACATTATCACAATCTATCCACTGGCTTTCTGCACCAGTAGAAGTGATCTGTTTGTTTATTCCAGGTAAAAAACCAATCTTTTGTAGCATAGATCTCCAGATTATAATAGATTGCGTTGATGTTCAACGTTATTTGACTATTCCTAGCATAGGTCTTTTATCATATAAATTAGACTTTGCAAACTGTCCATCTGCATGATTATAGTGTAAAAACACTTGACCACATAACTTGCCTGTAAAAGGTTCTCTCCAATGTTCTAATTCACAACCAGAGTATATAAGCATATCGCCTTGTTTTAGGTCCACTTTTATACCTTTGGGTGCACCAGACTTATGTATGTTCTTATACTCGTCTATGACGTTGTCAGACCCCGTAGGATCGATAAATATAGGCCATGGATCTCCACCTAGGTTTAATGTGGTAGATATTTCACAGCTAGGTCTATCCTTGTGTCTTTTTAAAATATTACCTTTTCTATACAGTCTTGTGTAAGAATATGTAGGAACTAATTTAAGTCCTGTTTTCTTCTGCATTACAGCTATGGTTTTTACTAGTAATGTCTCCATAAGTCTGTCGCCATATTTAGCGTAAGAGTTTGGAACTTGTGGGTCATTAAAATTACCTACAAGTTTATTGCCTTTATGAGTCATGCCATTTTCTAACATCCAAAAATCTGCTTCTGCTGATATTTGTAAATAGGTATAGGCTAGGGCTGCTACTTCTTTAGATATGGCACCACGTATTACTTGATATTTATTTTTTTTAAACATATTTATGTTTTACTTTTTCATACCAAGGAGGCATAATTTGATCTATCATACCATCTTTGTTTCTTCTTATTTGTATATCTTTACCTAATTTAAACAAAGATCTAATTTCATCGTCTGATTTAAGTTCTCTACCTTCAGGTCTATAATTAGGGTCATAGCTATTTATTATAATAGGCACTTCTTTATACCCTAAAATTTTTGCTGCTGTCATTCTATTGTTTCCAACAATTACTTTAATTTTTTTACCATAATGATGTCCATACTCTGCATATACAGGATCAAGCATGCCATGTTTTTTCATAGAGTTTAAAAGAGAAATTTTAAAATTAATTTCTTCTTTATGAAATTCAGGTCTATTTATATATTCAATTTTTTCTATGGGCAGTTTTGTATAAGTAATCATATTTGTATAAAATTATATGATACAGATATTCTCCAATTCTTCTCACCTTTTTCGGTATTCATATTTATATCAACACCATGAGGTAGCCAAGATGGAAAGAATATCATACGTCCTTCTATAGGTTCATAAGCACATACTCTCCATAATTGCTCTGGTAAATTATCTACTCTTCTAGGCATATGTTGATTTGGTCCTGGTCTAGGATCTTCTAAAAATAATTTACCTGATTTTTTCGGTACCTTAATATAGTATACACCTGACCACATAGAGTTGGGATGTGTATGTGTTTTATTGTAACTGTAAGTTGGATTAATATTAGCCCACATGTTACCAAGACCTAGTTTGCCTTCTATACCATAATCTTTATTACACTCGTAAGCCATTTTAAATAATTCATCAATTAAAGGTTTGTATTCTTTTTTCCTATCCATATTTGTTTTGCTGTGCCAACCAAAACCAGAGTTGGTTTTAACTTCACCTTTAGGATCTGCTTTTCGCCACTTCTTTATTTCTTTAAATAAATATTTATTAAATTCTTTTGCGTTAGGTAGATCTTTAAAATAAACAGCAGTTGGAAATAGTATTTTTCTTTGTAGTTGACTCATTTAAATGGCGGTCCTCCAAACCACATCACTAATGATTTTCTGACCCCCTTTTTAACTGGAGATACTTTGTGTCTTAAAAATGATGCAAAGAATATGGCTTGTCCCTGTTTTAGGGTTAGTGGTTTTTGTTCACCCAGATCTGAAAATAAAAGATCTCCGCCTGTAAACTCTGATGGATCTGATAACAAACATGTCATGGATATTTTACGTATAGGGTGTGAGCCCTCTTGGCCAAAAGGATTTAGATCCATGTGCCAATCATAAAAACCTTTTTTAGGGTATACGGTAAATTGTGCAGGTTCTGTAATTTGAACTCCATCAAAACCAAAGTGATTTAAGTTTACAATAGAGAGTTGGTTCTCAATTACTTTGTACATCTGTGTTAATTTATCAAAAGGTATCCAAGATATTGTTGTAACTCTTCTTTTTGTATCGTATATACCTTTTTTATTCCCACCAACTTTCGCTTGTTCAGGTGCACATTGATGACCAGCATCAATAATCATTTTACATTGTTCAGGTGTAAAGATAGGTTGTGTAGTTGTAGCAACATAAGATTGCCATGTTGGCATTCTAGGAATCATTTTATATATCTAACTCCTCGTTTTGTCCCATGCCTGTTCGTGATGCTACAGGATTATACTCAACATCTACGTTACAAACTAATGTTCTTCTTTTTTCTTTTGTTCCGTTAAACGGATATACGCAGTGTCTCATGTCGTATGGAAAAACATAAAAGTCTCCTATCTTCATATTGGGTGAATAATCTGTTTTACAAAATTGTCCGTTAGATGCTCCAATAATTTGTAATCGTCCATTCATAGGTCTTTGCGGTGCTGAATACTCTATGCCTGTTTCTTTTGGTAATTTCATAATCATTACAGAAGACT